CCATTAATTCCTTGTTTTGCCAATATACCCTAGTTGAAGGCCTTAGGCAACTACTTTTACCTTAACTTACTATATATCAATTAGTTATGTAAAATTTGACTTGATTAGGCCTTATTTCACGTCTCCTAGGGTGTATTTACTTTGCCATTACTGTATATAATAGGTATCTTATATATACCTATACAGATACATATACGGACACACTACTACTAACGTTAAAGACGTAGTAGTGAGTCCTTTATCTTTAATTAGTAGGCGCGCGCTTTGGTCGCTCGCCTATCTAACTTATATTCAACACTTTAGAATTCTCCCATTAACTTAGAGAAATCAAATTTAAGGTTACAAAGTGGGTTAGTGTCCTTCTGATTAGTTGGTTTCACCTCTTCTACTACAGGCTTTTCCTTATCCTGCCAAACATCTTCCTTAGTTTCCTTATTTTGCCACTCTTCATTAATGTTAGGGGTTAGGCTACTTAGGAATTTATCAAGCCCTACTATATCATTTAGGGTAGGCTTAGGTGTAGATAGTATTTCTGTCTTAGGCTGTTCTTCATAATCACTAGGCCTATATGTATTTCTAGTCTCTTTCAATATCTTACTAATTCTATCCTTACTAATCCTATACCCTTGCCCCTTGATTGTCTCTAGGTTCATTATTATAGTCTGCATTGGGTCTATTAAGTGTCTCAGTTCATCATCACTAAGTCTATCACCTATACCTTTATCCTTACAGTATCTATATAAGGTCCTTTCACTTACCTCTATACCTTTCTGTCTTAATACCTCTAAGTTTTTCTGTATGCTTAATCTAGTGTTATACAGGCTTTCAATTTTAACATAATCTACTGTCTTCATAGGTCTTAATTTTTATAGATGTTTATAGTTGTTGTATCTGTTAGTGTTTTATCGGTGTCTTCTAGGGTTATACTAAGTTCATTATCTCCTGTTATCTTTATCTTTACAGGCCTATTACTACTGACACTTAGCACTAGTTCACCTTCCTCTTTCTCATCCATATTATCCTCTTTCAATTCATAGGTAGGCTGTTCTTTTAGTTCTTTCAACATCTTACAAACCTTCTCATTACCAATCTTATAACCTTTCCCTTTCAATAAGTCTAGGTTCTGTCTTACTGTCTGCATAGGATTTATTAGGTGTCTCAGTTCATCCTCACCTAATCTATCACTTATCCCTTTATCTTTACAGTAATTATAGAGACTAGTTTTACCTACCTCAATTCCCTTAGCTTTCAGTTGTTCTAAGTTTTCCTTCTTACTTAGTTTCTCATCATAGTACTTCTCAATCAGTGTGTAATCTACTGTCTTCATTTCTTTTATCTCCTATCGTTTTAGTGTCCCTTCCCATTATTGTTTAGGGTTGGGACTGGTTATTATTACCGTTCAATGTTTTACTAATTGAACTTTCCTTTAATATTTTCTGTACCTTGTTTATTCCAATCTTATAACCTTGTGCTTTCAGTAGTTCTAGGTTTTTACGTACACTTAGGTTAGGATTGATTAACTTTCTTAGGTCATCATCAGTAAGTTTCAGTACTATACCCCTATCTTCACAATACCTGTACAAAGTCCTACTACTTACCTCTACACCGTTTTTCTTAAGTACCTCTAAATTATCCTGTACTGTCATGTCTGGGTTATAATACAAGTCGATTAGGTGGTAGTTCCATTCCTTTGTACCTGTTCTAATATCAGCCATCATCTTAGACCGTTCGTATTTTCCATAGTACTTAGGATTTACTACTAGTTTTTTCTCGTGGTAGTCGTCCTTCATTGCTTTTCTAACTGCCTCCCTGCTTTCCTCGTATTCCGTTTGCAGTACGTCTAATTCCTTCTTCATAGTCTTTTTAACAATACTAACAAGACAATCAATAGTTAGGGTATTATCTGAGTTATCAAAGAAACGTTCACGGTCTATGTACAAGTTATATAGTAGTTCTTCTGGGGTTGTATCATTCTTTATCAACCTTCGCAATCTACAATAATTACCTAGTTTTGCTCTTCTATGTTCACCGTCAACATATTTCACTGGTTTATCATTTTCCCACCTGTAATAAAGTTGATAGTAACCGTGTCTTTCGCTAACTAATCTATACTTCTCACCGTCCTTAAAGTCTATCTGTGTTCTATAGTAGTATTCATAGACCTTACTGTACTTTGCGACAACTTGATTATAGCTTAGTAGTTTCAAGTCTCCCACAAACTGCTTATCTAGGGTTATCTTTGTATCTACTTCCTCCTCCTGTACAAGTCTAAGTAGTTCATCAAAATACCCCTTTATATCTTTCAGCCCATACACAAACCCTGTTATATATGATTCTCCTTTCTGTGTTGTGCCGTTAAAATATTGGTCTCCCCTAGTTCCGCACCTATCCTGTATTCTTTCCCCTGTCTC